TGACTGTACGCAATGCTTACATCGTCACTGTCTGCTTGACGATACAACGTGCGAGGCTGTGCGTTTGCTGCGGGATCGGAAACCCCCGCTGCTGTAAGGTAGTTGTTGAGCGGGCAGGTTATGCCACCTTTGAAGAAGTCATTGATAGGTAGCGACAGTTCTTCAATCTTCAAGCCGTTGCTAGTTGCATAGATGCCGTTGGTATCTGCCCAGAACACTGTCGAGCCTACTGTTGCTACCGAGCGAGGCGACATGCACCCAACCGTGCGGCTAATAACTGTGAAGCGGCCAGGGTTAACTAAGCCGCCTTGGCTTGGTTGAAACAGCAAAGTCTCCGTTTCGGTGAGCACCATAAGGTTGATGCCAACTTCGGCGATGGCGACCACAGGGTTCTTGCTTGGTACATTGACTTGATTGCCGTCAATAAATGCGTTTGGCTGGTTTGGATCACTAAAGAAAATTTGATTTTCAGATGCCGCCACAAACCGATCACCTAGCGTTGTAACTGCAACTGGAGCAGGAAAGTTCTGCTCATCGAAGTACACCAAGGCGTCAAGCTGGACGCCGTCCGTTGGGACCACCCGTGTTACTAAACAGTCTTCGCTGTAGCCTTTTACCCAAGCAATCTTCTGAGTTGAATCGACTGTGCGGTCCCTAGGCTCCCTGAAATCAGATGGCAGGTAACACAATAAACCTGTTAAGCGATTGCCGAAAAACAACTCATTCTGATACATGGTAAAATAAAATGGTTCATCGACACCAAACGAAAATGATTGATTATCGAAGGTTTCGTTAGTTTCGTAGTTGCCGTACCAGTTGTACATACGAGGGTTGTTAAACTCGCCAAACTTAGCCGTTTTATTTTGCGACGTATGGCGGAACAGCACCTGCTCATAATGGTTGCCCGAGTTGGTATCAAAGATTGTTACCGAGTAATACGACCCCCACTTACTGGATGAGTTGAACGAGTCCTGACCACTGCGAGCGCTTACCAAGAACACCGATACAATTTGCTCAGTACCCCAACTTGTCCGTACAAGGTGTGACCCAAGGTGTTTTGACATCCCCCATTCGGTAGCAATACCTGCACGCAATGTCGTATCAAGCTGCGCCATCTGGCCGAAGCCTGGGCGCGTTTGCCAGTTCGGGGAACCCTTTGGCCGCCACATGTTCTGCACCCAGACACCACGCTCCGCCGGACGGCCTTCTGTGCCGCCAGCGATCAGTTCAACATCAGTACCCGGTGTTGCCATTGTCAGCCCATGTAAAATTCAACTTGTGGTGAGATGTAGTGAGAGCCCGCTTGATTCCTGCCTTGGGTTAGGTAGTTGACTAAGTCGAGCCGTTTCACTGCTAGTTGATTTTGCAGTACGGGGTTCGCTGCGCCATCTCGGATTTGATAATACTGTGCCGCAAGCAAAGCTATTAAGGGGTGCTGATCCTGGAGATCGTCAATGTATTCATTGTCAGCAGCACCATGCTTCGCCCAGTCCACTGTGCTTGCAGGAACAAACTCGATCCTAAAAAAGTCTGTGCGCTCTGTGTCGAACACAATCTTTCTACCTACCAAGCAATACTCACCTTGACATCGCTCCAGTTGCTCTTGCGATGGAACCGCCTCTAAGTAGTACTGCACCTCGTTGCCGGCAATGCTGTCTATTTGTGCCAAGCGCAGGAACCGCTCCATGCGATTGGTTGCTCCACTGCCCAACAACGAGCCATCGAGGCTAAAGATTTTACCCGCTGCGGTGAATGTAAAATGTGCGTTATAAATATCAGGCTCGATCGAGTACACGGTCTGACGAAACTCACGATATCCTTGTGCTAGGTATGACTCAGCCTGGGCTTCAGTGAGAAACGTCTCATCTGATTCATCGATCAAGGCACGGAATAAATCATAAACCTCTGTGACGTTCATCCTTGCGCTCCCATAGGCGTTGTCGGCAGCCCTTGCTCGGGAGCGGCTTCGTCAATCATTTGCCTGCTCATGTCGAGTGAGCCCATGCGCTCGCTCTCCATTTGTGCTTGGATGGCTGCTACGGGTGATTCCATGGCTACTGCCATCTGCTGGCCCTGCTGCTCTGGTGCTGACCGAGGAAACACCCTGCGGTTCGCCAGTGCTTCGACCTGCACCTCTGCTTGCGTGCCAAACATCTCAACACTTAAGAAGATGTCTCGAATGTATTGCTGCCGCTCTTCCGGTAACTGATAGTACTCTTCACTGCGGATGTAATCACCAAAGACTTCACCAAACGCCTTAAGGTCGTCGGTTGGGAATATCTCGATGGCAGCGCCAAGTTTAGCTGCGTTGAGCAGATCCTGTGCGTGCGACATGGCCTGCAGCTTCTCACTAACTTGCTCAAGGCCACCGCCAAAGGTTAGTTCCTTCATCGCATCTTGTGGCTGGATCATACCCATCTGTACCAACTCGAGAACCTTTTGATCACGATCCTTACGCTCATCACGGAACATAGAGCCCGCTTCAATGAACACCTCTGGGTCTTTCATTAAGCTGGTGCTGTCTAGCGCTTGGAACACCACCTCACCGAGGTTGTCCAGCATGCGAACCATGCGCTTTTCAGTGTAGTATTTCTGCATCAACGTCAGCACAACTTTACCTAGATCGGCAACTGCTTCTTCTAAGTCCTCTTGCGTCACCATCAACTGCTGCGAGTCCTTGCTCGACAACTGCTGCATAGCAACACTTGATGTAACACCGACGGCTCGTTTGCCTAAACTGGTAGCATGCACACCTGCAACATCGAGCATCTCACCTGCAAGAACGCTAACTTGCTGAAGAACATAACCAGGCAGCGATGGCATCTGGACAGGTATAGGACGCTGACCACCAACGTCATTATAGTAAACCTTCTCACCCCGACGACGAGTAATACTCGAGGGCGGGACACCGGCACTCTTTGGGATCATCCATTTAGGATTAGCAATCAGGTCGCTGTTCTCGATAATCTGACCACGGACCTTGTTGTATTGGTCCTGAATATCTAGCAACGGCTCAACCATGCCCATGCCCCACAGCTGCCCAGGAATTGGCGTGTAGCGAATAAACTGTAGCGGCATAGTCTTACCAACCCACTTACCCTCGAACAGGTAGCTGCCATCGATAATAACCCGTCGCTCGCCGTTGCGGAAATACACATCGAATATCTCTACTCGATCTTTAGGTTTGGAGGTTTGGCGTAACTTGAAGAACGAACCACCAGGCGTAACATTGGTAGCCTCAGCGGCGTTCTTAATAACATCCTTTTTATCTGGATAGGCTTCTTCTAACTCGTCACGATTAACCAGCTTGGCATACGCAAACCAGTTGCACTCATCTGGGTCGTCAATACCGGGCTCAAAGTACATATCGTAAGGGCTGATGACTTCCGTAGTCACCTTCTCTCCGTTGTACTTGGTGTGCAGACCAACGTTACCGCACGACAGCAACCATCGTATTGAGTCGATGAGTTTGCGTTTAAGCTTGTCGCTGTTCCAATAGTAGCGCAGCGCATACTCGCAACTCTTAGCCTTGATAATATCTTCGTTAGACTCTGATGCCGGCAACACTGTGCATGACGGATAAGCGAGCGCCAAGCGGGCTTGCACGTTCCTGTAGATGTTGACGATAAGATTGATCGTCACTTGCATTTCGTCAGCGCCGGTACGGACGAAGGTTTGTTTCACCCTGTCGTATTTGACGTGCTGCTTACCTTGCAGAAACAGCAGCGACAGATCCCATGCACGAGCAAACTTGCTGCGATCGCTACGAGACTTTTCGATCTGATCTTTGAGTTTGCCTGCGTCAGGGATTTTCATAATTATTGCCTAGTACCCCACGCTTTGTTTAGCGTAGTTCATTTTGTTTGAAATGCGTTTAGCTGCTTCCGACTTCAGCTTCTTTGATTTCTTTGGTTTTTTAGTGTGATAGCCTGGCATAGCGATGCTCCCTCTTGTCTTTACTTGCCGACTTTTTTCAGTGCAATGCTGTGCGCCTCGGTAAAGGTTTTACCGCTCTTCATCGCCTCTTCCATTTCACGCATGTGTTGCTTGCTGTGGTGCTTTGAGTGCCGTTTGAGCGTGTCCATCTGACGCTTTGTCAACTGCCTCTTTGCTGCTTCTTGTCTTGCGGTAAGCATTACCACCTCCACTTAAGACCAGCGCCGACTGCCCATTCAGGATCACCGCCCCAGTCTGATTTGATCTCGCCTGTCATCCCGACTTCAAATTGCTTGCCGACACGATGAGTAAGATCGCCACGGACAAACCAAAGATCGTCGTTACCGCCAAGGTTGAGATCGAGGCCCCCAGAATCCTTTGGATCAAGATTCTTTATTCCTGGGTTTCTGGGGATGGTGCCGGGGGGCTATTGACGCTCTCCAAGGCCGCTCGCTTTTCTTTAGCAGCATCCTGCCAAGCGACACCAAGGATTGCACCAAGCAAGCCCATGACACTCACAACAATTTCTTCGACCGGCATCTCTGGGTTGATTGCACGAAGGACCAGAGGCAGCAACGCCGCTGCAATCCCCATAACAATCTTACGCCAACCTGTTCCGCCATTCTTCATTTGTACACCTTATGGCTCACCAAGAATATCTTGCGGCCTAGCAAATGTTTCATCGACCTCAGAGGGATCACTCCCCCACCAGTTCCGTACATCACGCCAGATGATAAACACCAATGCGGTCTGAGCCAGATCCAGTGAGAGAGCAATCCACTCCACGTGAGTACTACGCTGCCGGGAAGTTCAAGCCGACCAAGATCGCGTTGCGATTGGGCATCTTGCAAACCAGGTTGTAGTAGTACCGCACGTACGCTTCGTACGAGTCGCTGTTCGAGACTCGGCTAAGGACGTTACCATCCAAGTCAGCCAAGTTCGGATCTTCGATCTGCACCAACGACCAAGACTTGGTGTTGAGAAAGATCAACAGGCCCTTGCCGCAGTGACGGCTAACCTTGAGCGGAATACCGTTGAAGGACAACGATCCCATGTCAAAGCCAGCATCGCCATCGTCCACGGACTTCTTGCGACTAGTTGCCCCGGCTGCAGCCGTAAACGAAAGCTGACCGACGTACTGCTGACGGAACACATAGTGAGCAATCATACAGTCAGGCGTAGAGCCCGATTCGGTTGCGATGTCATCAAGCAACGCTTGCATGCGAGCAGTGTCAAGATTAACACGCTCACCCTTGCTGCTTAGGTTTGCCGCACGAATAATGCTTTGCAGCACCTCGTTAGCCTTAGATGCCGGAGCGACTTGATCACTTCGATCAACACCAAAGTGTTCCTTCTCACCAAGGTTACCATAGATACCCATGGACTCAGCAGTCTTGTTGCCAATGATGACAAGGTGAGCAGTCCCCGCAGCAGCGGTACCCGCACCATCGATGTCACGCGTGTCAACCGGAGCATCAAACTTGATGTGTTGCTTAGCGCCTGCGTCACGATACATCGTCACGGCGATCGACTTGTAGGTGTCGAGTCGAACAAGCGTACCCGCAACCTTGGCGCCAGCACCTTCAGGGATTAAATCGATGTTTCCTGAAAATTCAATTTCAGCATTTGCGCCGAAGTTGTCACGCTCGTTCAAGAAACCAACAGCACCACCGCCGGTAAACATTGCTTGATCAGCAGCGTTCTTGACGGTTTCCATTGCACCATCAAGTTCAACCTGAAGTCCGTTGATGAACGCACCAACGCTGGCTTTAGCCTGAGCAATTGCCGGGCCTTGGATTTCCATGCGACCGTACAAGTACTTGGCCGACACCGTCAGCGAAGCGTACGTTTGCTGGCTTGCAGTGGGCAGAGAAGCATTTGCACTAAACGCAGGTGACGTATTACGCGCCGTGCGAACAGGGATAATCGCTTCACGACCAACCCAATCGACTTTTTCTTTTTGGAAGAGATCAAACGCCATGATTTCATTGTTCAACTGGTCCTGCAAAGGCCCCAAGTAGAACTGTTTCATCACTGCGCTTAACGTAGATAAAGTAGCAGCCATTTTACTATTCCTTAATAGTTAGGATCACCCGGTCCATGCTGCTTCAATAGCTTTCCGAGCCTGCGCATGAGCATCTTCCCATGTCGTTGGCTTTTTAGCCCCAGCAAAACCGCGAGATCCAGTGTTTGATTTATTACTTACTTCTGGGGGTACGTCTGGAGGTGTAGCAGGAGCCTGCGTTTGCAGGTGTGGGTTCGCTTCAAGGTACTCAGCAATGACGGACTCTCGCATCTCAGCAACACGAGCTGCCTCGGAGGTTGCCAGTTCCATCAAGTCTGCATCCGGGTTGTGCTGTACATGCTGTAACAACGCAATTGGATCGACGTTAGGGTGCTCTTGTTGGATGACAGCAATCTGTTGCTCCATCTCATTCATGTGCTCCCTAATCTTTGCTTCACGCTCGTTTTCAGCCAGTCGGCCTTCCAGCATTTGCAAGCGCTGATCGTAAGGATCGGTATCGTCATAGTTGTATGACTCTTCCTCTTGATACTGCTGCTGCGGTTGCTGGATGTTGTAGCGTCGCAGGGTTTCTAGTTCCTGCTCCTTTGCTTTGAGGCGTTCCACTTCCTGCCGGAGTGTCTCTGCTTCGTCAGCGTATTGGTTCTTAGCAGCAATAACTTTCGAGAACCGAGAGTACGGTACGTTATGACCCGTCTCTTCGACCTCTTCATCATCACCACTATCTTCGAGCGCTACCTCTTCTGGTGCTTCCGACTCATATACGGGCTCGCTAGCTTCTTCCTGAACCTCTACCGGTTCTGGCTCAGGTGCTTGAGCAGCGGATTCCTCACCAAGATTGAGTCCTTCGAGTGCGGCGGCCAACTCGTTTTGTTGTTCATCGGACAACATAATTTTACGCCTTTCCTACGCGAATAACGCTCGCGCAACGTAGTTACATTGGGTTATATTGAATGAAGTAGCGAGGAGGCACCCAATGAAAACTCCTCGGAACCACGCCCTCTGTACACCTTGCCGGTTGCTGCTTCCCATCTAAGTACTTCACTTATATTGGTTGGCTTGGCCGATGTCTGTACCGCTTGGGCCACTTCGTGTATCTGATCTAACCCCATAAGTGCAAGACCAGTTGCTATGATCATATCATCATGTTTCCCAGCAGCTGCTTCTACTTTACCACGGTTGTTGTAGATCAAGCTGTTGGCTTCGAGCATAAAGTTTACGTCACGTATTTTGATCCATCCTCGAGTGACATGTTCGTACAATCGAGTCAGTAACAAACCTCTCGACTTGACGTTGGTGTTGTAACCCCACTTTGGTTTCCATACGCCACTCGTCTTATCGTATGCGGTGTCTCGATACATAGAGAAGTACTCTTCATCACGCATGTGCTCGACAATGGATAACCCGTATGAGTTGCTTTCGATGACTGCGAGCGCTTTATATTCTCGAGCAATCTTGAGCACTTCCTCA